GCTGTCTGAATTCCGAAGCTAGCTAAAACTCCAGTAAAAACCGAAGCTATAAATGTCGGATCTATTTTCTGTTGTTCCAATCCTGGAACTGTCACATAGTTCAAAGTCAATATTCCACCCGACCACACCAACACGCCAATTCTGACCATTGTTGAGATGATCGCTGCTTGTTCTTCAGCGTCTGGAAGTATAGCATCTTTTGCTTTTGCAAGCAATCCCTTTTTTTCTTCTTTGGATTCTTCTGCTACAACTTCTTCTTTAATTTCTTCAGCCATCAATGTAAGAGTAACTAGCTCCTATTTATCCCAAGCAAAACTTAAAGTGACCCTTGGCTCTATAACTATAGGATCATGATAAACACCAGCAGGAATAAACATACCATCTCCAGGTGCTAAACAATATTCATCACCTTCTATATCATACATTGTACTACCAATAGATTGAATCAACAAAACATCTATGTCATCATTATGTTTTCCATATGTAGGAGCTGAAAAACCTAATGAAGTATAGACATGCAAATTTCTTATACCTTCTTTCTTTTCAACCTTATTAAATACCTCTCCTATACTATTAGGATAAAAATCATTCATCAATACAAATGTAGGAGCAGGAGATCTCATTAAAGATTCTGCCATATTTAATATTTTAAATGACCCATCTTCAAATTCCTCAGACATCTTAGATATTACATCACCCCATTCAACATTACAATCTGTAAACTGTTGGGGTAAGTATTCAAATTCTGTTCTGTGAGGACAACATAATTTATTTGGCATCAAGAAATCCTTGTTTAATCATTTTCTGCAATTCAGCAGTACTACCTGTGAATATTGCATTGTTAGTAACATTGTTAGTAGTCTTATTTTTAGTCTCATCAATCTCCTTAACTTTCTTCTGGAGATCCATTAGTTTGTCTGCAATATCAGCAGTTGATTTTAAAACCTGACCTGCTACTTCAAATGCTCTAGGAGATCCAGACTCACCAGCAACCTCCATAATACCATTTAAAGTTTCTTGACCCTTTTCTATTAAGGAATATAACTGAGCACGAGAATATTCATAGTCTTTATCTACTTCAGCCTTATGATCTTTTTGTACTGGAACATCTTTATGTGCATTAAACTTTTGAACATAAGAATGCTCAGAAGTAGTATTTAATGCATCATCTATTGGTTTGGACATTTTCCGATCCTCCAACATAGTCTATATCAGCATGAAGATTTTCAGATGCACCAACATGGAAAGGATTGTTTCTTGATGTAGCAATTCTGTACATCTTTTCATGCATGGTTATATTATCTGCTATCTCTTCTTCGGGTCTAGGTGGGTTATAAGCATCATCACAATCAGAAGATCCATACATATCGAATCTATCATTAGTTGCTATTGGCATATCATCAAGGGGGTTGTGTTTATATTCTGTATATGGTATATATTTCCAATTGGGATCAAACCAAGGATCGTAAGGAACTTTATCTGGTGCAGCGTAGGTCATACATCCTCCTGTCTAGTTGGGCTATACTTCTTGGAATCGCCAAACATAGTAGTTGTTTCGCTAAATCCAAAGTCATCCTCAGGTCCAGCAGAAACAGGATCTGGGGTAACAGTATACCTCATCTCACGCTTAGCTGCCTGAGTATCAGTATTTGCATAGTAATCAACTTGAACTTTCTTAATGAGACCGTCTGTAGTATCAGCAACAGGACCAAAGAGGTAGGTCTTAGCAGTAAACTGGAAGGTATACATTAGTACCCTCCTAGTTGAAAAATCTCCTTCATATTCATCACTAAAAGAAATATTATCTAATACAATAGGAATATCTCTTTTTTCTCCAATAGAATCTACTAGATCTATTGTAACATTAAATGCTGGTTGAAAGAAAGGAAGTATCTGTTCTACAATTTGCAATGCATCATCATTCAATTTAGTCATTGAATTTAATTCAAAATTAATATTATAAGGTACTGGTAAATATACTTTTTTTACTTTAGTATTTGATGGATCTCTATTATCAACTGCCTTAAATGTTCTTGTTATACTAGACTTTCTACCAGGATCATATGACATACCAGTCATTTCAAATGACAGTCTAGGTAGAGTAATAGCAGTTGCTTTTGACAACTCTTCCTGCTGTTCAAGTTTAGCTAAGAATTTTTGTTTTGGTCCATATATTAATGGAACTTTAGTTTCACTAAGAGTGCCACCTTGCCTATCATCATGTCTAATATTAATATCATTAAACAGTGTACCAAAGGCAATAATGGTCTTTCTTAAAATTTCATGGTAGAAATAAGTACCTAACATTATACATCTCCAAAGGGATTAGATTCAGTAAAATCGAGAAGCTTATCCGCTTCTACTTCAAATTCATCATTCATAAAGTATTCATCACCTGCAGCTTGATCACTCAAGTCATCATTATAAGAGAAGACTTGATATCTAGCAGATGATGCAGTTCCAGTAATGTACTCACCAGATCTGAAATCACCAGTATTTATGGACACTTCTAACTGTCTAGTAGTTGCATTCCAACTCTTAACATATGCTTCAGTACCAGAATCAGATCCAACTACCCTTTCATTTATGTGATATGTTCCAATACCTGTACTCAATGGAGCACTGATAGAAACTGTAGGAGTTGCTTCATAACCTTCACCAGCATCTGTTAAGTATATTCTAAACATACTAGATCCAGACAGAGTTGCAACAGCAGTTGCTTGTACCTGACCTGCCTTAGCACCAACCATAGCACCAGTACCAACAAATGTACCAGGATTAGCAGAACCAATACCACCAAAGGAAGTACCAATACCAACACTGCTAGTACCAATAGAAGTTACAATAGCACCGCCAATAAGAGTTACTTGTCCAGCACCACTAACAAAATTAATAGTATGACCTATAGCAATATTTGCCATAGTATTAATTCCAGTAATCTCCATTGTTCCTGCAGTAGCAACACCAGTAAACTGATATTGTTTATCAACAAACTGAGGGTGTTGAATAGTAACTATAGGAGGAGAAACATAGTTAGAACCTGGTTGCTGAATTCTAATAGAACAGATACCACTATTTGTTAATGTAGCAGTTGCAGCAGCACCTACACCTGGAGTACCAAATCCAATAGTAGGTGGTTCCTGATAAGCAAAACCTGGATTAGTTATAGCAAGATAATCTATAGCAGCAAGATTTCCTTTGGTAGTAGTAATTGCTACAACAGCACCAAGAGATGTTGATACACCAGCAGGAGATGGTGAAACCGTAATATTGGGTACAGATGTATATCCAGAACCATCATCATTTAGTGTAACCATTCTCATTGCACCAGATAGTGCAAAAGTATCTACAGATGCTTTAGCAGTAGATCCTATACCAGCAAGAGTAACTGTGGTAATAAACCCTTCTTCACTTAATCTCTCATCAATACCAGCAACATTTGTATCGATGATATCGTCTTGAATCTGATATAGCTCACATTGTAATTCATAAGTATAATTCTTACCTAACTGAAAGAAAGGACTCTCATGTTCTACATGCTTAATCTCAAATAACCTTTCTCCATATGGGAACCATATTAAATCACCTTCCTTAGGTCTAGTACCAAAATCTATATCTCCATCTAATGCACCAGTTAAGTTTGTAGAATTAAATTGGAAAGGTGCAATAAAATCTTCGTATCTTTCTCTAGATATTGTTAAAGTAATTTCATTCTGTAGGTTAATACCAAACTTAGTCATCACATCACTACCTTTAGCATACCCCTCATAGTTGTTTAGGTACGCTTCAATAAGATAATTATCATTGAATTTTGATGATTGAACTTCTCCCAATACATCATCTGTAACAATTTGTTTTCTAGGGATGTAATAAACATCCATCCCAAACATCTGAAGATGTTCATCCACTAAAGACTGTACCAGTCTTTGCTCATCAGGTGAACCGTGTTGAAAGAAGGGTGATACAGGTGTCATTAACCTATCATGTCAAGGACTGGAATTTCGTAAGTAGATAGCATTTTTTCTTCTATCTCTCTTAACTCTAGGTCAGCATCTTCATAGATCTGACGACCATTAAGTTCTATACCTCCAGGAAGTTTAACTCCTTGGAATTTAATGAGGTTCTGACCCCACTGTTTTTTAATCTTTGATGTCAAATATCTCTTTAAGAAAGAATCATTATAGACACCACTGTAGTTGGAAGGATCCATTATTCTATAACACTCAATTAATACCCAATGACCAACAGTTGTGGAAGCCCAATCAATATCCATATAAAGTCTATTGTTTCTCTTATTATATCTAATTTGAGTAGATGTAGTTAACAAGAAATTAATATCTTCTAGATATGTTTTAGTCATAGAATAATTTAGTAGACCATCATATCCCAAATTAAAAGCAATATCATTTAAGAATAATTGATACTTCAAATTAAACATACCATTACTAAGACCACTACTATCAAACTGCATAACTCTTTCAATTCCTAATATAGAATCTGGAACTGTAAGATAACTTTCATTTTCTTCAAATACACCAGATGCAGTAGATGTACTAGCAATACCTACACTAAATCCACCACCTCTTGCTCTACCCTTCTCCTTGTCTTCTTCAGTAAGTTGATACTTAAGCAATACCTTTTCGACACCATCAAAATGTCTCTCATAAAAATATTGTAAAGAGTCATCCATTAAGTCATCAATTTGCTCATCAGCAACATTAATCTCCAAGATTGGAGCACCTAATTGTCTTAGACAGTAATCAGCTAGTGTTGCTCTACTATTCGGTTTTGCCATTAGAAGAATCCTCCATCGATGGAGTCAGTCCATTGTGGGACTCCAGAAGCGTTTGTGGTCATTACATAGTTAGAAGTAGTTAGGAATCCAACTGTGCTTGCGGTACTCACCAATCTACCATCATCTTCAAAGTAACCCATACCATTTGGACCACTGTATCCAATACCAGTGCTTCCACCCTGATCTGAGCGATAATATAATCCTTGTTTAAATGTAGCATATCCTACGACATGTACATTATCTTGAATAGTGACTTGTCCTGCAGCAGAATCTAAAACTAATTCCCCACTATTGGTTTCAATTCTAGTAGAAGAACTACCAGCACCAATCTTAATGTCAGAAACTGTAGTAACACCAGTAATAACAACTTCATTAAATGTACTGATTCCAGTAATCTTAATGTTTCTACCATTAACCTCATCATATACAACATCACCAATAACATTCAAGTTACCAGCGACATATATGTCGTCTTGGAATGTTGCTATACCAACAAAAGTAGAGAAACCAGCGAAGGTCATCTCAGTAGCAATACCAGTCTGTATTCTGGCATTTGTTATTGCAAAGTCAGTTGCTAAACCAGCAGTGATCTTAGCATCAAGGATATCTGCATCAGCAAGATCAACAGCATTGGCAGTTACTACACCAGCAGTTGCTGTGATAGAAGAACCAATTGCAACTTCTCCCTTATAGACACCGTTATCTTTGAAGGTAACGATACCAAGCATTTCTGATCCAGATGCTCTAGCAATGAATCTGTCACCACTACCAGAAGCTGCTGAATCAGCATACATCAACTTAATTGTCTTATTATCGACAGTTAAGAAGTCACTGCTACCAGCAGCAGTTTGTACACTAAAGTAATCACTTCTTATTTGAAGTCTTGCATATGTTGCATTGCCATTTGCATGAGAGAAGATTGTATGACCTCTGTTAGCAAATGCATCAGTATCAACATGTTCAACAGTTAAATCGTCATCTGAACCAATTCTTACCTTAACATTGTCTGGAAGATCTGTATGACTATTAAGACCAACAGGAGCATTAATTGTTAATGATCCATCACCAACAGTTTGACCAACTGTAAACGCTGTAGCAAGACCTGTAGCGATCTTAGCATCAACTACATCTAGGTTATTAACATCTGCACTACTGCTGACTGTTACAACGCCTGTAGCATTGATTCTCTCGAATCTAGCAGTGTCTAGAACATCTAACCTATCTCTAACAGTAGCAGTTCCGATACCAATTTTCTGATTGGCATCGATACGCATTGCCTCTTCATTGTCAGTAGAGAGGCGAATAGTACCATCAGTACCACTATCAGTTAAAGCAATAGATGTATCACCCTTCTGGAAAGAATCCAGTTGAATGGTTGTAGCAGTTAGAATACCTAAAACATGAACATCACCAGTAATGTTGACATCACCAGCACCAGAAGGATCAATATTAATATCACCTGTAGTAGATTCAATATTATTACCAGCAATTTGGATATTACCAAATGTACCACTGGTAGGTGTTATTTGGCTACTATTACCAGAAGAATCTGAAACAGTTAAATTGGATAATGCTTGAAGACTGGTTACCTGTTGTGAGAATGCAACTGTACCGTTTTCTTGGTCAACATAGAATGCTTCACCAACACGGAAGTCTCCTTTCTGGTCAATACTAACAAATGATACATCACCATTATTGGTTTGAGTAACTTCGTTTGCTTGTATTGCTGTATTAGGATCGTTACTAATATCACCACCAGAACCAACATGGTTAAAGTTAAGTGCAAAACATCTTAGAGTAACACCATCACCATCAGCAACAACACCCTTTTGACCATACTCAACTGCACAACCAACTGAACGCATGTCAGCACCAAACTGACTGTAATCAGCAAGGATAATCTTAGTAGCAGTTCCTACTCCACTGTTAGGTTGAGTTATTCTGATATCCTGAGTAACTATCGTGTCATCAGTAGCAGTTGAAACACCATTAGTTCCGTTGAAGTCAACTAGTAATGAAGTATTCTTATTACCAGCAGCCTCAGCACTATAACCATAAGTATATGCACCATCTGGTAGTGCATGAGATCCTTTCTGGACAAATACATCATCAATCCAACCTGTAACTGCGTTAGCAGCACCGTCAAAATCAGCACCAATTACAATAGGTTTCTGTGTACCTAGATCAGTAGAATATGATGTTGCTTCAGCTCTCTTAGCACCATTAGAATATGCTATTAATTTTGTACCTCTCTTGGCAACAGCGATATGATGCCATGCACCAGTTGTAATACCTGCACTAGCAGCAGATAATGCTGTTGTATGTCCAACACGAACATCGTATTCATTACCTCTGAAGGCAATACTTAAACCACTTGTATCTGTTCCTGACTCTCTAAAGTCAATAGCAGTAGCACTAGTTAATCCAGTACTATTCCTATAAACCCAGAAACCAACAGCAAATTCTCCTGTACCAAATCCAAACTCATCATCACTTGATGCACTAACAGAATCGTTAGTACCATCTAATTTAAGTGATGCAGTACCAAACTTCTTAACACTAGTATCTAACTGAGCATCACCATTGAAAGTAAGTGTCTTAGCAGTTCTTGCTTGTAGTAATTCAAATCCAAGCTGCTTACCAGTTACATCAAGATATGTACCATCGTAGTTAGCTACAACAGCAGTACCTAATCCAGTAACACCATCAGTGTCATAGTAAGTGATTGTATCACCAATACCAAGTGCTGATGTTGTAGTAATACCAGTTAGTCTTAATCTTGTCTTACCAGCAGATGAAAGACCGACTGTACCAGATTCACCTTTAATACCTGTAGAAGCAAAGTATGTGAAACAGTTAAGGAACTCAATACGAGCACCGTTGGTCATCACTAGACCTGGAGCATTAGGTACAATGAAGGTTGCTTCATTGAATAACATTCCTGCTTCAATGGATCCTGCTTGAACCTGAGAACCATCAATATAAGCACCACCACCAGATATGTAAGAAGATGGAGGTGAGTCAGCAGAACCATAACCATATGGATCAGCAGCAGTTGTATTAGTACCTTTGTTGTATACAGTTACACGCTGAACATAAGGAGATCTGGCAGTAATTGCAATACCAGGTGCATACTTAAATGCATATCCTTGATTACCTGCGGTATCAAAGAACATGTCAGCGATAGTTAAGTCTTCAATAACTGTTTTATCATTCAGTAAGAAGCAGTCTTTTTGCTTCGTAGCACTTGTTGGAACAATCTTAGTAGCACGAAGACCATTACCCTTAACAGTTAATCCAGCAGGAACATATAATGGGAATGTCTCTTCATAAACACCACCACCAATATTCAATGTCTCATTAACTCCTCTAATATTAGGAGCAACATTAACATTAATTGTAAATGATGTTGTACTATTAACTGTAACAGCCGTTGTTACACCAGCAATAGGATCAGTGCCAGAACGAGGATAAGTCTTACTTGCAGTATGACCATCCATCGAACAAGTGAATGATAATGAATTATTATCAAGGGTGATAGTATCACCTGTTGTCATACCATGAGCACCAGCAAATGATAGAGTTAATTCTCCAGTATGCTCATTGTAAGTTGCTCCATTAGGAGACTTCTGGTTACCTGATTCAGCACCACTTTGGACATTAACTGCGTTTGTAGCAGTACCACCGTTATAGGTATGGGCATACCTATTAGAAATTCTTGATAGAGCGTATCTAACTGTTTTAAACGGTCTATCCTTAGTGCGACCACGAGAAGCATCGTAAGCATCAAGACCATGAGTATCAACATACCATACATCATCAGCAGGGTTGATAGTAGCAATACCAATCTGAGCAGGTTCTTTCCATGAAAGAGTGTTATCAGCATTAGTACTCAACATATGCTGAGTGTTAATACCAACAACTCCTGTGGAGTCATATAGAGAGGTTACATAACCAGCACCAATCTTAAGGTTTACAATATCTCCATCATTAACATCAATAACACCTGTGAAGGTTGCTGCAGTAGCTACAACAACATCAGTAACTGCCAATCCAGTCAAGGATAAACTATCAGCACTTAAGTTGGAAACATGTGCAGTTGTAATAGTAGCGTAAGTACCAACCAGTGAAGTTACAACACCAGCAGTGACCTTAGCATTTACTATATCACCTTCGGTTGCATCAATCGTAGTGATTGTAGCAGCAGTACCAACTATGTCAGTTATAATACCTGAAGTAATCTTAACATCTTTCAGATCAGCAGTCTCAGTATCAAATACTGTTATAGTTGCATAAGTACCAACCTGAGAAGTAATAATACCTGAGGTGATCTTAACATCGTTTAGATCAGCAGTCTCGGTATCAAAAGTTGTAATAGTCGCATAAGTACCAACTATTGATGTAATAACACCAGCAGTGATCTTAGCGTTAACGATATCACCTTCTGTGCTATCGATAGTTGTAATGGTTGCTGCAGTACCAACAACATCAGTAACAGCAATTCCAGTAAAGCTTAGATTATCAGCACTCAGAGTTGTTATGTGTGCTGTAGTGAATGTTGCATAAGTACCGACTGTAGAATCAACACTTAGGTCATCAACATAAGCAACACCGTCAATATGGATATCTTTCCATTGTTGAGTAGCACTACCAATATCATAAGTATCGTCATCGTCAGGGATAAAGTTAGAATCAATGTCTGCATTGAATACAACATTATCTGTTATAGAATCACCAAGACCGATTGTACCTCCATTGAAGGTTACATTACCAGTAAAGGTAGTTGCACCACCAACTCTAAGGTCAGCAGTAATATTAACATCAGTAAATGTAGCAGCAACACCGATAATATCAGTTATGATACCAACAGTAATCTTAGCAAATTCAATATCACCATTTTCAGAATCAATAGTTGTAATAGTTGCTGCTGTACCAACAATATCAGTAATGATACCAGAAGTTACCTTAACATCTTTAAGGTCAGCAGTTTCTGTATCAAATACAGTTATAGTTGCATAAGTGCCAACTTGAGATGTAATAATACCAGCAGTAATCTTAACATCTTGTAAGTCTGCAGTTTCAGTATCAAATACTGTTATGGTTGCATAAGTACCAACCTGTGATGTAATGATACCAGCAGTAATCTTTGCTTGTTCAATATCTGTGTTGATAAAATCAACATTAGTAATAGTAGCAGCAGTACCAACGATATCGGTAATGATACCAGTAGTAATCTTAACACTCTGAAGATCTGCTATCTCTGTGTCAAATGTGGTTATAGTTGCAGCAGTACCAACAATGTCAGTAATGATACCAGCAGTGATCTGAACATCTCTAAGATCTGCGGTTTCAGTATCAAATACTGTTATTGTCGCATAAGTACCAACTTGAGATGTAATGATACCAGAAGTAATCTTAACATCGTTTAGATCTGCTGTCTCAGTATCAAATACAGTTATTGTTGAATAAGTACCAACATAAGATGTTTGAACACCAGCAGTAACATATAGTGCTTCTATACCAAGACTATTAACATCTAATTGAGGAATAGTAGCAACACCAGTGATGTTGACATCACCATCCACATCGAGGAGTGCTGTTGGTGTGGTGGTCCCGATTCCAACCCAACCGTCCTTATTACCAGATACCCACTTAACATCACCTGAACCAATTATTAACTGATCGTCTTGATCTGGATATCTAACATCTTGTCCTTTACCAATGATAACATTATTATTACCAGTATTATGAGTACCAGCAGAATTACCAATAGCTACATTATCACTACCCATTACATTGTAAAGGGCAAATGCACCAATAGCAATGTTATTGCTTTGGTTAGTGGATATACCAGCACCCCATAGTGCTTCTCTACCTATACCAATATTCTGCTCATGATCTTCCTTACCACTATTTGTTGTAATACCTGATCTTACAACTAAGAATCCATAAGTATCTGTTAATCCAACAGTACCAGTGGATAAGTAGATAGCATCGTTATTATCAGTTAATAACGCAAAGTTATCCTGTCCCTTAACTGTAAACTGTTGACCAATTAGCTTTGCTAGATAAGCATTAGTACAAGTACCAATGTTAAATGATAGGTTACCAGTAACAGCATTGTTAATGATTCCAAGATCACCAAGATTAGCAATAGCAATTGCCCAGTCACCACCCTGTATGTTGGAGAAATTATCTGTAGTACCATATACTCTGTAAGCATATGGATCATTGCTTAATTGACTACCATCAGAGAATGAAATAGTACTAGCATCACCAGTCTCACCATAAGTGAGAATAGACTGAGAACCTAAATCTTGTCCAACCTTGTCACCAATATAGATGTTATGTGAACCTTCTGCTTCTTGTCCTGCAAAATTACCAAAGAATATATTAGACTCTGCTTTAGTTACACCACCCTTTTGGAAGGCACTTTGACCAATAGCAATGTTTCTCTTAGTTTGAGTTCCTAAACCAGCCTGATTACCAGCCCAGTTACCAATAAACATACCCTGACGATCTGTACCGTCAGTCTCTAATTTACCTGCTTCTCTACCAATTCTTATTAATTGCGTTCTGAAATCATAGTTGTTCTCAATCGTTGAGATACCACTAATAGTTAAGTTCTTAGTCGTTGTAGCATGACTTACATTAACCTGTTCAAACTGTGCAGATGTGGCATTCCAATCATTAAATGTACCACCAACACCAGCAATAGCACTAATTAAACCTACTCTGTTTTGTAGATTAGGAGTATCAAATACTCCAGTAACATTAAGAGTTGGTGCAGTTGCAACACCAGTTATATTCCAATTTCTTGCATTTACTTCGTCATATGTTAAATCGCCTGTAACATCTAAATTACCAGCAACAGATAGATTACCTGATACAGTGGCTGCAGCACCTACTAAAAGATCAGTAGCTACACTCCAGGTATCAATTTGCCCTGAGGGGTTAAGAATGACTGCTTTAGATGCAGTTGGTTTACCAAAATCTGCAGGGTTATCTGGCAGCATATCGGTGTAATATTCACCACCGATTGCTATAGGAGGATTTGTATTACCGTCTGGATGACCAATATATAATTTCTTATACGACTTACCAGCACCTACATCCGAAGTATCGTAGGTATATACTAATTCACCAAACGATACACCAGTACCAACTGGTGCTGCGGTTGGAGGAGAGGTTCCTTGCGTCCTCTTTATCAGAATCGTTGCTGCCATTAGTATTCCCCTCCATCAACTGTTGTGGATGGTAAAGTAGTTTGTGTTATAAATTTAGCGGATGCTGAGTCATAGACCAGAAAACTGCCATTAGTTAAGTTATTCGCATTAACATCTGAAAGTAAAACTAGTTTACCTCCACCACCACCGCCTCCTAAAGAGCCGCTGGCAATGACTTTAACTTGGCTACCAGTACCAATTCGTAAAGAAGGCATTACCTTGTTACCCCTGCTCTAACATTGACCATTCCTTCAACGACTTTTACCGTACTAACGCCGTCTTGCAAAATAACATCGTAAAGGTAACGACCAGGTTTTATGTCGGTTGTTATAGTGGATGCCATTGAGATCTGGATCTCTCCTTCCAATGGACTAGATACAGTCGAAGCAAAGGCAACATAATTGCTGCTACCTGCCCACTTACGCAGTTGTGAGGTTACTGTAAATCCTGCTAGATTTAGGGTAGTGTTATTATCGTTATCACCAAGAGAAAATAAATGTTCAAAATCAGTACCCGATTCAATCTGCAAATTAGCGACATATACTGCCATCTTGTATGCTGACTATTATCCTATAAGGTATTTATCTTCTTAATCTCTGTTAGTACTTCTTGTAAGGCTTGTGTCATTTGACTGACTTTTAAGTCTAATCGATCTATATCATTTCTTATTATTTCAAGGTCTCCCAATTCTGCCACTTTTGTGGGTACACATTCATCCCCATGTAGGAATCTTAAATGTTCAATATGTGGGTCTCTCATAATTTTGATGTAATTTTGGCAAGCATCTCCTTTATTTCAGAGATCTCTTGTTTCATAGTATCTAGCTCTTTTCTTTCAAGTGCTTTTTTAGATTTTGCATTCATATAAGCAGAATAACCAGAGCTATCATCATTAATGATAGCCCCAGTTTCATCTCTATAAAGATGTGGTTTACCTTCTACTCGAATCATGCTAATGCAATTGCCCTCATGTTTTTAATGATAGGAATTTGTGCCTGATTAGTGCCACTGAAAACAACCTTAATAACAAACCCAGTATAAGGTTCTAAGTCATTTATAGTGTATTGATACTCTTTGAAGTTTTCTCCAGGAGTAACATACTTATCAGGACGACCATCATTCTTTGCAGGATCAATTACTGTGTCTCCAAATCCATCACCAGTGGTATCAACACTATTCTTATACCCTGGGAAGAGTATAAACTTTTGATCGATTTCACTGGAATCTGGTCTAAGCAAACTATAGAGAACTCGGAAATCAGAAGACGCAGGTTTAAATGCATCAAATATAACCTTTAAGGAACTCGCTGGTTGCTTAATAGTGATTAACTTAGAAACATAGTAAGATGTATGAGGATCCCCAGTAAGTTGATTAGATCTCTTATCTAGAGGATAACTGTTATCATCGATTGGTTTATTAATCCTATTAGATGAGAACTTCATTGCCATAGTATCTAAGCAAATCATTGGAGAACTTGTTTCATCTTCCCCATTGCTCAATGTTACTCTAGCAGTTAAAGATCTATTTCTAAAGAGATTGGTCAATCTAGCATCTTCATTTACTTCGGAAGCGACTATTCTATTGGTTGGCAACTTAGTTGGTTGATTAACAATAAAATCTTCAAATCCTTGATCAATAAATGATGTTTCATTACCATCTACACTAGTACCACTAACAGTTCTAAGACTTACAGTCAGAGAATCATTAGGACCAGGTGTTGTTACATCAAATACAGGGGTAACTGTGTCAAACATCATATTCTTAGATGAATGACAATGACTACCACCACCATAAGATTCAGCATTAAATGAAAGTTGTGGTTGTGTTAGACCTGAAATGTCAGTTGCTCTACCTTCTCTATCAATCTGAATAATATAATCATCCATATTCCTACCTATAGTAGAAACATCATGAGTCTTATTGATCTTACTTAGACCAACTCCAGCAAGTTCATACTTCTGAATAGGAGACCCAGATTCATGGTTAATAGGTTGAGTGTTATCAACACCACGAACAATACCACTTAAAGTATTAATACCAACTGAAGTATAAGAAATAACTTCGTTGTTAATAATAGCATATGCAGTATTAGCAGCACTAACAAGTACTCCTTCAAATACATCAAATCCTGTACTATCACCAATAGCAATGGAGCTAGTTGTAGAATTGATAGTAGTTGATGTTACAGTAGGTAGAGTATCTGGAGCTGCTCCACTAATAGCAACCTTATTGCCTGGACCATACATTCCATGATTGAAGCAAGATACTCGTGCATATTCACCAGTGTAGATACTACCTGTCTCATCATACCTAGTTACATCTAAACCAGAATCAATAACAGTTCCAAGATCATGGAAGTAGTTAACACTAGCAGCATTAGTAAACTCTTCTGCTTGAATATTAGTCAAGTAAAGAGTATCTATTCCACTGAGAGAATTGATACCAATTCTAACTCCAGAACCTGCACCACTCATTTCAGCAGTAACGATTCCTACAATGTCACCAACTTTATAACCTTGTCCGTCATCTTGAATGGTAAGAGCAGTAATTCCTGAATTACCAGTACCAACGGTTACACCTAATTTTAACCCTGCACCTTGTCCAGTAATAGCGTAAGTGCTAACAGAAGATGATGATGGAGTTCCATAACCTTCACCATTGGTTTGAATACCAACAGCAAGAGTACCACCAGTTTGAACTGGTCCTCCAACATCTTCGATATATCCATATCGATATGTTGCACTAGCATCACCGACCTTTCTTCCAACAGTAAATACGGTTCCTATTAATCCAGCGTTAGTTGTAGTAGTGATTCCAAGTGCAGCCTTCTTAGGAAGAGTCTGAATTGGATTCAAATTCAATGCTGGTAAGATACCATTATTAGCTCTAACTGGAGGATTCTGGAATGTTACTACAGCATCTGATTCTACAAATTTTGCAGAGTAGATCTTGAAGCAAATATCCTCAAATTGGCATGGAGTCCATGTAGACGCATTTTGCGACTTGAACATAGAACCAACCATAAATTGATTACTATAAACCCTTCCTGCAGCACTAGGCAAGTTCTGTGCGTTAATCGCAGTTTGCCCCATTTCTGCTGTATAAATTTCCCAAGTATTCAATGGTGATCCTGCAACAAAGCAATACTCTGTTTCTGGTTCCAAATAAATTGGTGATGGGAATTTAATATTCGTTGCTATTGAAGCATCATTGGAAAGAGTGACATCATTTCCAGTTAAAACAACTCTAGCATCTGGTGTAACCAACTGTTCTGTTGGCTGCCCCAATTCCATTGTTCTTACTTCAAACCAACAAGGAATAGTTGGATCTGCCATCGTATAGAAGTAAAGATCTATAGAAGTTAGATAACATCCACTGATATCAGTCTTGAATGACTGTGCCAAGGGATCTCCACCTCTCCTTCCTCTTCTTCTACGACTTCTCCTTCGTTGTCTTCTTCTTTGCGGTCCTCTACCACCTCTACCAGTAACAGTGATGTTATTGGTAACAGTCCTATCAATGAAGGTTGTGTTATTAATAATAACTGGTGGTGGAGGTGGTGGTGGTGGGGGCGGTCTACGGTTTGTAAATGTAAGACTTACATCTCTCTGTATCGTCGTAGTCTCTAAAGTTGTAACACTTACATCAGTTTGTACAATTCGTGTTGTACCAATAGCAGTATATACAGCAGTTGCTACTGAATTAGCAGTACTACCCTTATGATAAACAACATTATTAGGATCAGATGTTACTTTAACTTCTCTTTCACCAGATCTTACTCTAGCAAGTGGAGTTGGTGAAGCAAATGGATCTCTAAGCCATATACAAGCAGCAAGATCTCCATACACATCTGACCATAAATTAAGATCTGAGATAGTTGCTTGTGCTCCACTAGTTTCTCCAGAAACAACAGCACCTTCTGGAAGATATCCAAAGAAATCTCCTTGTGCAGCAGTTGCAAGAGCAGCAGTATCTATATTAAGTATAGTAGAACCCTGAGAATACGCTGTAGGTAGTGTCTCATTCCTATCTAAAGGATTAAGTTCAAATGTAGTTGTAGGTGCAGCAATTGGTCCTTTCTTATGATCAGGTCTACAAAGTCTGAATCTATAAGTTTCTCCATTTACAAGAGAAGTAATAGTCTCACCGACAGTAAATGCACCAATAACATTCGTAATACCAATAACTTTTGGAATTACATCAACATTACCAAGAGAATCAAAGTATTGGAAGAATTTAGTTTCGGGTCTTAATCCAGTGCAATTATATTCAATATTTCTTGACCTACAGAAAGGATCAAAGGTCTCTTGAGCAATATAAGTATTTCTTGATGTGATATCATCTCTTTCTACATTAGAGACAAACTCATTTGTAGATGCAGATAATTCATCCTGACCAAACCCACCATCAACAGTAGTTGCACTAACTCTAGTATCAAAGACTCTCCTTCTAATAACTTGAGTTGATAAAGTTTGAGTTTGTTGAGTATTAATCCAATTGTCACTGGATGGATTCAACTTCATCTCACCAGTATAAGCATGAACCAAGAATGGGTTCAAATTCTCTACCCTAGTTGCAAAGTTCTGATCAACAAAAAGTTCTTCTTCATACTTAAGAGTAACCATTCTACCCGTCTTTACTGCATTCTCATCTAAGAGAGCAAAATCTTGGGTAAAATCTAATGTTTCAGGAGACTGCTCTGTTCCTGGCAACAATTGCATATCAATAGAACTTAAGTCTGTTAGAGGTTTTAAATGACCTCTATCAACATCAATATCAATTGGAGATGATATATCAACTAACTTTTTATTTTTAAATGAATCTGCAAAGAAACCACTCTTAAATCTATCTAAACCATCAGCATCTTTAACTTGTAAATTTTCAATCTTTTGTTCTAATAAAGATAATGATGTAACCTCTTCAAGATGCTCTAATCTATCTTCAATATCACCAATATCACGCATAGTGTATCGGCGATTATCTATTAAGTATACTTGAGCATTACTAGTATCAAATAAGTAAGGTGGCCAAACAATAGTAGCCAATGTCATTGCATCTGGCTGATCAGCAGGTGGTTTGGGATTTGCTGATGGTATTCCCTTATCAATAACTACATCCCCTACAGTCTTAAGAATGACCTTATCAATTCTTCCTAGGTAATGTTGATACTTAAATTTAGATGATTCGTTTGGAGTTACAATTCGTGACCCAGAATCAATTACTCTATTAGATGGGAAGAATGGAGATACAGTTGCGCTATTAGGAACAAATGTTGCAACCCTAGGTCTAAAGTCAAGAGTATCCGTTGCTCTTATACCACTCTTACCTATTGCAGGAATATCTTTAGCAAATCTTTCTGAATCATAACTATTGACAGTAAATACATCTCCAACATCTGAAGATGGAATTTCATATCTGTCAAGGACAACTAAGAGTTGTTTTGTTGGAACATAACTCTCATTGACCCTCAATAATCTTGAATAATCATAATACTGTTCTCTTTGACCTTTATCTAAAGTAAATGAATTGGTAACATCTTTATACTTACCAAGAGTTATAGATTGAAGGGTTGCTGATGTATTAGATTCTTGGAATAAAAGAGTTTCGAGAAGTCTAAACTTATCTATTGTCTTGTATACAATACTAATACTACTAGAACCAGCATCAATTGCAACTATTCTTGCAACAGCATTAGTATCTTCTCCTATAATAACCTCACCAACAACCGCATTTTGGAAAATAGGATCAGTTGATGTAAATACTAATTTGTCAAATAATGGTACATTTGTATCTAATGATTCATAAACAGCAACGATATTAGCAACATCAGGATAGTTCAAACAAATTTCTTCATCCTGAACTCTTACGCCATAAAGACCACTTTGAGTTAATCCATCATTATTGCTGCTATTAGCATTAGTTCCAGATATATCTTTAGAAGAATATACAATAGATACTTGCTCACTTCTCTTATATTCTTTAGTTTTGTTCTTAATATTACTCTTTGCTACTGTTACATTAACTTTAATATTACTCTCAGAGAATGCTAATCCATTAATAGTTAGAGTGCTATTAGTAACAACTACTTGATCTTGAGTGATATTAGCTACTGTACCGCTACTATATTGTACTTGATATCTTTCTTGATCAAATGCTACGAAGGTAACATCATCAAGAGTAAGAGAACTAGTATTAACAACCAAAACACCATTAGCATCGGTTGATTCACCAGTTACTTGATCAGAAAGTAATAATTCTGCTCCAGTAAAATCTATATCAGAAATATTAGGTGCAGGTAATTTTAAATATAATCCAGCATTATCTTCATTAGTTAATTGCTGTTCTCCTTTATAAATCCTACCTTCAAATGTACTACCTGGAAGCGTTCCAGTAAACAAGTTAGAATTGGTAGTCAAAGCAGCCAACTTCATACTTGCACCATCAGCAGCAACAGAAGTTACTACATTGTGATTAGGTAGAGTTTGGTTAGATCTATAGTAAATTACTATATCACCAGGTTTAAATCTATCAAATGTATTACCAGTTGATGTAGTATCACCATTAGTTGCAATACGAACATCAGAATCACCAATATTATATGGAGTTGCTAAATTTAATTTCTTCTTAGCATAGAATGTATTTGATTGTTGAACATTCTCAACATCATCCATACTATATGAAATTACCTTATCAACAACTCTAGATAAATTTTGATTACCTTTAAAGTTTAATCTTTCACCTGATTGGAAATGACCAGATACTTGTGTTAATGTAATTGTACTAGAACCAGCACCAGCAGCTACTGCATATCCTGTAGCACCACTCTCTTGTCCTTCGATATAAGCAGACTGTCCAACTTCTGCATTGGATACTGGATCATTAATAAGTAACTTAGTGTATAATTGAACATCATACAAATAAGCATCAAATTCAGTTGAATTATCCTTATACTTAGAATCTACTAAACCAAAATTATAAACTTTAGCATCACCAACCTTTTCACTACTAATACCTGTTTGTAAATCAATAGAATTTCTGAATGTTGTAATACCTTGAACACCATTCAATCTAAGTCTATTACCTAATCTAAGATTAAATGTTTCTTCTATCTTATCTGATGTAGTTCTTGGTTTGTCTACATCAAGAGTTTCTCCAAATGTCTCATATTGATAACCTTTAACATATGCAGTACCAGCAGATAATCTTACACATGCAAGAGACTCATCTGGAGTATTTCCTTCAGGAGTAGTATCAGTGGCATAAAATATACCTTCACTACCCATTCTATCATTCAAACTATCAAGAATATTGATAAAGAATGGATTTGTTGTATAATCTCCCGACTCATCGTGAGTTCTCTGAGCTAGATAATCTTCAATCCTATTATAGTCACTATTACCACTAAGTTGCTTTTCAACAATACCAGATCTTACCCTTAAAATCTCAATAAAATCTGTATCATCAAAATCATTAACATCCTTCTTAGCAAGTTTTAATTCTATTTTTAATCTATCTGCGCCTGGTGCAGCATAGTTTGAAAATCCTTTAGCGTTATCATATAGTCCTGGATCTTCCTTAGCATTAATTGCACTTTCTACTACTTGTAAACCAACTCTAAATGATGGTTGATTATCATATTGATCTAATATAACAGTCTGTTGATTGACTCTTACAAAAGCACCTCTTACGAAATATACACCACTAGAAATAGAAGCTGCAGATGCAGAACTACAAGAATCCTGTTGTATTGTGTTAGCAATAGATGAACCAGCGTTTATGGTAGTATTACCATAAGTAAGAGATTCTTCCATCAATAACAATTCAGAATCACGGAAGAAATCAAAAGATCCACTTGGACCTGGAGCCACATATTTTACATATATTGTTGCAGTTGAAGTTCTAGACTCACTAGCAGGAATATAATTGATAACCTTTGCTTTAATACCTGATGTTTCTCCTTTTATTCTTTTTCCTACAAGATCTTGTATATAAACTTCAACATCAGTTCCTAAATGTGTGGGATCTAACTGAACAGCAAAATAATCCCCATCATAAGTAATACCACCAGGGATCACTACGGAACCCTCTTTAAACATATGACTACCGAACTGTTCAATCTGATTCTGAAGAATAGACTGTAAGCTCGTTAATTCACGGGCTTGAACAGGTAATCCTGGTTTAAACAGAACCTTATGGTAATTATCGGACCTGTCAAAATCGTCGTAATAGGGACTTATATTCAGGTTAGTCTGTTGTGGCATCGGTTTAGAATTCTAATACGATTTTGATGTCTTCTTTTTGACGAACATTTCTTGAAATAGCAGGTCTATTGTCAAGATATATTATTTCGCCACTCCTCTTATTTATTTCACCGTCAGCAACACCATTTGTGAACTGAACGCCTAGATCAACTACCTTACCAGCAGGTGTAGTTGTAGATATACCACTAAATGTAGAATCCACATTAACACTAAATGAAGTACTAGTTACTGCATTTGCTGAAGCACCAGATTGGAAATCAATAACAGGAGATTGTGTTGCAACATCCAAACTGTCAGTAGCATCAAATAATGACTGGTTATAAGCTAAACTTCTATCTTGGAAGTACTTAATAACCTTAGTATCAATGTCGTAAGAAGCAACATATCCTCTAGCAGTACCAACTCCTGTAATATTCTGCTCAATAGCAGTTCCAATACCTAGAGATTGTGAAGTATCTCCAGTAAACTTAATTGATTTTAATGCTGAAAATTCAGAAGATTGTAAGTAGTTAGTACCAGCAACACCAACTGCAGTTGGGTTTCTAATCAATCCGACTTGTGCAAATCTAGTATCAGAAGCAAAATCGTAAGAAGATGCGTCAAATCTAGTATAAATTAGAACCTTATCAGTACCTAATTCTTTGTATGCATTGTATCCATGCCCATTTGAGGGAGGAATAATCGGCGTGAGCTTAGCAAACTTTGTAGCAGAACCGTTGATAGAAGAAAGATCAACCCTTCCATAACTATACCCCCTACCACCACTAGTAACTTGAGCTGAGATGATTTGACCTTGAGTATTCGTTAGTATCCTAACTTTACCTCCAGTTCCATCACCAATAATATCAACTTCAATAGGACTTGATAGGAAATTATATCCTACCCCAGCTTCATCAATTGAAACTACCTTAATCTGATTATTATTTGTTTCAGAATCTCCATTTTCTCTAACAACCTTAACATCGGCATCAGTTGTTGTTTCCCATTCATTAGGAACAGCAATATATTCAGTGGAGTCAAACTTCACGATATCCGCAGGAGGAACCGTGAACATGTATTTCCAAAGATAAGTGTCACCACTTACACCAGCAGCAGATGGTTCAAGGTCAGTAAATGTTGGTTCATCAAGAGATGCGCTTGCAATAGTACTAATACCAGCAGAACCATTATTGATACAAACATAGACTCTATAGTCTTTGTTCATAACATAGTAGTTTGCTGAATAAAGTCTACTTGAATTGGAAACTAAAGAACGATTAGTCGTACTATAGTCATGACGGTACATATCATATGATGTACCTTTAGTCCAAGTAACCTTTCTAATTAATCTTCTAACATCACCAGGAAAAACTTTCCTACCAAATAACATAGTATCATATACATGGTTATTGTAATTGATACTATCAACAGGTGATGGTGGTTGAATAGTGGTACTATTCCAAGTATCTGTTCTTCCGAATCCCGACACTGTAGGATTTGCTAATCCGAGGAAAGCATAGTAAGAGTTATTTCCACTAGTAACATCATCCATGAAGTTATTAGCGTTAATAATCCTAAACTGATCGGTTATAATTGCTGCCATTGCAATGTTCTAGTGTGAGGTCTTACTATTTTGGTATTTATAATGAAAAATTAAAGTTTCTTGCCAAGAGCACCAGTATTACGCAAACCAATATTCCTTCTTTGGACAATTGGCCACTTATCTAGGTCTGGATTATAGTCAAGTCCCTTAACAGTTAAACTTAGAGGATACTTGACATCTCTTATTGCTGAAGAGAAGCGTCCCCATGTAATTCTTCCTGCAGGATGTAAGGTTGATCCAACACCAACCAATCCGCTAACATCAGTTCCAGAATGGATATTACATGTGATAACACCTGTTCTAGCACTTCCGTCCCATGATAATGCTGATGCATAATATATATTATCCACTTCATATGTACTAATACCAATAACATCAGAATCATGTGTATCAGTACTTGTAATAACTCCAGCAGCAGGTGTTATACCTGTACCATAGAGTTTAAATGGATACCCTTCTTTAAAGTCTTGGACAAAGGAAGAGTTTTCTGAATTAACTAAATTGTTAGTATCAAGTTGAATAACAAGTCCAAGATCAGTACCAATACCAGTAGAAGTAGTAATACCAGTAACTAAACCAATATAACCCTTAACATCGGTATTTAAAGGATCAATATCATTCCAGTATTCCCAGTTAACACCTGCTTGTGCAGTTGTACCAATACCAACACCATAAACATAAAGTCCAAAATCATCATCTAACAATCCATCAATATCTCTAAAGTTTGCTACATGATCAACAAACAGTGAAGTATCAGTTGATGCATAAGAAGCAATAACATTAGCATTTGGATAGAATTGTGCTTCCATAGAATCTCTTGCTTTGGAAACTAATCCACCAGCAAATACTCTATCGACTTTCTGCTTATTCCATCTCATTGGTTTGTAGTTGTCGTTATTGACTCCTCCTCCTTGATAGAATGGAGTTTCAACAACAGACGCTGTTGCTATTCTAACAACAATTCTTGGATCTCTTTGAGCTAAGTTAGTGTTGTCTTTTGCAACTTGGTTTAATTCAAGATCGGCACTCTTGAATAGTTCTACAGAATCACCTTCCTTAATAATCTCATTAACATCAAAGAATATACTATCAGTACCAACAGTTCCTCTATAGAAGAATATGAACACATCATCTTCTATAGTAGGCGCAGTCTCAAACGAAACTGATGTTCCACCTCTAAATGTATAATGTTTGTTTGGTTCCTGAAGAACACCATTGACAAATATTAGTAGAACTGGTCCAAGATCTATTTGTCTAGAATCTGCATCATTGTTATCAATCTCAAAACTAATTAATTGATTCTGATAATACAATGGATACCTTAATCTTTCACCGTCTTGGAATGGTCTAATATTATCAATATAATCTAAATTACCAAACTGCCATGAAGCAATATCATCATTGAATATATTAGTTACTTCAATCTCAAATGGTTTGAATAAATCACCAGCATCAGGGTCAGTTGATAATCCAACCAATCCAAATTTATCACCTACTCTAAATCCATATCCAGGTTTTGATAAAGTCCACGCAGAAATTTCATTTAACAAGAACTCTGGTCCAGTTGAATATCCAACATATTGAGTAGATAGACCAACAACATCTACAGTAATAGAAGCACCAACACCTGTTACTGTAGTGTTACCAAGACCAACTCTATAATTACCTTCAATACTTAGATATTCTCCGCTTGGTGCAGGTGAATTAATAACTGTATTCTTAGAATATCCAGATCCACCATTATCAATACTGTATATCAAACTACCACCAGCACCAACAATTGCTGTAATTGTTGCACCAATACCATAAGGTGAGTTACCTGGATCAGTTACACCAATAGCAGTTATTGTACCAAGATCTGTAGTATAACCAGATCCATATGTTAATTCGCAATAGTAGATAGAAGCAGTACCACCGCTATGATAAGAGTGTGGGATTGTGCTTATACCAGCATTAACTCTGAATGTTCTAGTAGAAACAATACCAGTTACATCTAGCTGTTGATCATAATCAGGGTAAATGTTAGTTGTTAAACCAACTCTTACTGTACCACCACCTGTATAAGGATGCGCTAATGTAGATATACCAACGAATGTTGTAAAGGATGTAGTAGTTCCTACAGACCTTACAGTGTAATAATATCCTTGAACACCGCTAGGATAAGTCTTAGCACCATATGTACAAGTAACGCCAATACCTGCTAACTTAAAGTTCTCAGGTTTTACTAATCCATGATTAGCAGCAGTAAATTGAAGAATACCAGTTGCAGGATTATAAGTTGCATTTGTTGGTGTTAATGCTGCACCAGTCCAAGAATCAATATAAAGTGCGCTAGAAGCAGCACTAACAAATTGATGTGTATATCCACCACCATACTGAACTGCTCCAGTTGTAGCACCTTGGAAGGTATGAGCGTAATTTCCACCAGAAACTACAGCGTTAGTTGCTTCATGTCCTGCACCAATATCATAATGATGGTTGCTAGTATCAGTTGAAACACCAACTTGAAGTGTAATATATCCAGTTTGTTTCTTAATACCACCTGTAGTTGCACTATCAAATGTATGTGCAAATTGATGAGCAGGACCAGATTTACCAACATCAACCGCAAATGTATCTACAGTTGTGCTCGCAATAGAAACCCACTTACCACTAATAGGATCGGAAGATCTTGGATATGTATGAGGAATTCTGTAATGATCCTTAGCGCACTTAAGTGATATTGAATTATCATCAAATTTAACTCTGTCGTTGTTCATAAATCCATGACCAGCGACTGTTACAGTCATAATACCAGCATTAGGATCATATACTGCATTAGTTGCTGTATGAGAACTGGATCCAACAGAATGAATACCAATTGGTTGATCAAATGCTCTATCACGCTTCTGATCCATGCTACCAACACCAGCAGCTTGGAAGGTGTGACCATAAGCACCACCACCATGAACTTGTGCTCTCTTAATAGCACCAGTTACACCAGATGAGAATATATGATCTGACTGTCCATCCAGACCAGACTTCATACCATTCACTCTGAATGTATTGGTAGTTACATTAGATACCTTAATCCACTTACCGCTATAAGGATCTGTTTCTCTAGGATATGCATGTACAGTACTGTAATCATCCATCTCACAAGTGAATGAAACTGCACCAGTTTCAAACATAACATAATCACCATTACTTAATCCATGATTAGCAGAGGTAACAGTCATGATACCTACACCACCATCATACTGCGTACCAGATTCAGCAGTTAGTCCTTCATGCGGTACATAATGATGAGTTGAAATATTTGTGGATGGTTGTGACGCTAAAACTTGGAAAGAAATCGTATTTGCGCTAGTAGAAGCAATAGAAACCGCAGTGGTGAATCCAGGATCACTCGATCTTGGATATTTGTGAACACTTTGATATGTGTCTAATCCACACCTAAATGACATCGATTCAGGTGAAATTTGGATAGATTGACCAGTCATGAAACTATGGTCACCAATAGTAGCTGTTACGATGCCAGCAGTGGGGTCGTAGATCGCCGAGGAGATGCTATAAGGTGCTATAGGTGACTTACCTACCTCTACACTAAATGAAGTGGTTCCTATGCCTGTTATTGGCAACCACTTACCACTAACAGGATCAGATGATCTTGGATAAGTCTTCGTAGAAGTACCGCCATCCATGTCGCACTTGAAGGAAATAGAGTCATTATCGAATCTAATCCAATCGCCATCATGAATAAGTCTGCCGCCAGGTACAACTGTAACAGTCATAATGCCAGCATTTGCATCATAAACTGCGCCATTTACAGTTTGAGTATCAATTGTATTTCGTGGATATGCGTGAGAAGAAATATAGCTATCATTAGCACAACGGAAGATAAGTGATCCAGTCGCTAACTTAATTGCAGTTTGTTCTGCTAATCCATGTTGACCAATATTAAGATCAAGGAATCCCGTTGTAGGTGTGTAAGTTGCAGTAGTGACACTATAATTGACAGTAGGTGATGTACCAACAGTAATAGCAATACCAGTTGCAGTAGTAGATGCAACGGAAATTGCGGTATCGAAGTATGGATCAGATGGTCTAGGATAAGACTTAGTTTGACTATTTCCATCCATAGCACACTTGAAGTCAAGTGAACTACCCTTAATCTTGATAGTTTTACCTGCCATAATATTATGGTTAGGTATAGTCATTGTCATAATACCAGCTACAGGATCGTAGATAGCATTAGTAGGTGTCCAACCAACATTAGTAGTAATACCAACAAATACATCAAAAGTATTAGCAGTGACATTCCTTACTTCGAGGAACTTGTCATTTACAGGATCAGATGCTCTTGGATATGTGTGATTTGTTGCATATCCATCTTGATCACATGTAAATGTCAAAGCATCTGTAGCAATACCAATCAAATTAGGATCAGTAAAGTTATGATTACCATCAGCAATAATTGTTGCAATACCACTAACATGATCATATACAAAGGAAGTTATTCCAATAGTAGTTCCATATCCAAGACCAGACTTACCAACATTGATAGTAATACTATCTGCAGTAGTTGTGGCAGAACCAATCTTATTATGGAAAGGATCAGTTATTCTAGGATATGCATGATTTGTTGCGTATCCATCCTTATCACAACTCATTGTGATTGATCCTGTAGCAAGTCCTACAAGATTGTTATTAGCATATACCAGACCCACAGCAGTAGATCCGATAGATAATGTCATCGCACCTGTTAATGCGTTATACCTAACATCAGATACATCTGCATAAACTAGAGTTGAAATACCAACATTTAAACTAAATGAAGTAGTTGAAGTAGTTGTTATACCAGTTGTTACACCGCTAATTGGATCAGTACTACGAGGATAAGTATGCTGAGTAGCATGATTATCTCTAGAGCAAGTATATGTTAATGAATTATTATCAAGAGTAATAGTATCACCTGTCATCATGCCATGACCAGAAGCAAATGATAGTGTTAGTACACCAGTACTTGCGTCATAAGTAGATCCATTTGGACTCTTCTGATTACCTGATTCTGCACCACTTTGAACATTAACCGCATTAGTAGCAGTACCACCAGCCCAAGTATGTACATAATCACCACCCATTATTAGAGCATTGGATGTAGCACTTCTAAAGACATGCTTATAACCAATACACTCCATTTGGAGTCCATTGAGGTAAACAGTTTCAGCTACATCAAGATTATGAGGTCCAACTGTACTGACCTCCATAATTCCAGATACATTATCATAGTATGCAGTTTCAATAGCAACACGCCTTCCTTCTGTAGGGAAACCAACAACATCTACAATTACACCATCTTCAATTACTGGTCTTACATTAGCACCTACAAATGGAGCATATCCTCTACCTGGAGTAGAAGCAACAGAAACAATAATACCACCTCTAGGTAACTGGTTTTCATTTACATCTCCTATGTCTATTATAGGCGTTTCATATCCAATAGAACTAATACCTGTAAACACTACACTAGCAATTCCTGCGCTAGGGTTGTCTAGAATCTTGAAGTTGGAATTAGTATTATTTTCACTATAAGGTGCTTGGAAGATATTATTAATGAATAATACACCATTACCACCAGTTGAACCAATACCAGTAACAGCAACACCAATAGATGTTAATGGATAAGTAGTTTCTAACCCATCAAAATTATTAGAAATATCATCAAATACTTGGTTCTTACTATAATCTTGTCTTAAGAAGGTTCTTCCACCAAAACTTGCTCTAGCATATGGTAAGTTAGACGCATTAATAATACCTAAGTCACCACCAAGAGGTGCTTGTGTGAAATGAACCTGACTATCTAAGATCTGGAATGATCCTCTAAAGAGTCTAACATCTTGACCAGCAGCATGTGGAGTAGCTGCAGTACCTACAGCACCTCTTTCAATTTCTACAAGAGTCCAAGTACCAATACCAACTACAGGACCAATCTTATTAGTACCAAATCCAACTGTTCTTACAATAGAGTATTCATCTTCAATCTTAAGTAAATCTCCAGATCTAATAGAACCAATACCACTCAAAACAAATGCAGTTACAAATCCTGCAACAGGTTCTTCTAATGTATAGTTAATTGCGGTATAAGATAATGGTTTCTGTACAAGACCACTAATAGAGATCATAGACTTAGAATCTCTCTTTCTCATAGAGAATCTATGCTGATTACCAGCACCAGTATTTTCGATAAAGGTTACCGCAGCACCTGCTATAGCATCATTTTCTGTTAATGCAATTCTGTACTGTTGATTATTATCTTTGATGCAATAGACAGTTTCTGGCAAATATCCAGTTACACCAGCACCAGTACTGTAGATAAGAGCAGATCCACCAATACCAATAAGGTTAGAATCTGGTTTATAGGTTAATTGCTCATAATTAGAGAAGAAGTGCTTTTGACTAAAGATACCAGAGTTATAAGATATTGCTGAAGGATCCGCAATATTTGTTTCACGAGCATAGATAGGTATTCCTTGATAAGTCAAATCAAATGATTTGATGTTTCTATTGTTAATACCAAGGTAAAGTGATTGGTTAGCATTTTCATATACTTGACCATAATTAATTTCACCAATACCACCAATACTACCATTAGGGTCTAATACTTTGTATAATACTTCATTGTAAGCAGTAACACTAACAATACCAGCAACTGATGGGTGGAATTCTAATCCATAAGTACCATCAGATCTATAAGTAGTTCCAAATGTTCCTATACCAGTTGTAGAACCAACAGATGCGAGTGGGGTTTCGGTAAGGAATGTTTGACTCTTCTCAGGATCAGATAACATATAAATCTGATGTAATGATTGAGTTGCGCCATAAGAAACATGAATTGTAGACTTAACAGATAAATCTGTAAGACTTGTTATACCAACAATTGTAGAAATGCCAGCTTTTGATTGACTGGTAACTTCAAATCTTCCTGTCCTTTCTGTACCATCTGGAGTAAATGGAATCTTAAATCTATAATTATTTGCACCAACAGTAGATGGATCAACTATAATAGACTTATATTTTACAGATACTGTATTTGTACGACCATTTTCAAAATCAAACTTAACTAAACCACCTTCAATCTTAGATGTTACTGTACCAATAAAGTTTGGACCAGAAAGACCACTTAGATTTTGTTTTGAGTTAAATGATGCTAATTCGGTCAAATATGTGTCAACACCATTATGCATAATTGCATATTCTAAGTAATCAACTTGTTTTGGTGAATTTGGACCAGGATTATCAATAACTAGTACTTGTACAACACCAGCTTGTGAAGAAGTAGTAGATATTCCAAAAATATTACCTGTAACCGAAACTCCAAGAGTACTTGCTGCACCAATTTGTGCTACACCACCTTCTAGTCTAATATGACCAAATGCTGTATTTCCAGTACCTATAGAATCTGAAAAATATGTTTGTAATGACTTAACTTCATAATCTGTGTCAAATGGCTCATTTGGACGGACAATTAACTGTGTTTCTGATTTCGCAGGAGAATACTCAGTATCAAATGTGACATATCCAGTAGAAAGACCAACTTGATCATAATTCTTCATTTCATTCTTCTGAAGAAGATAAGTATCTTCATCAACAGTTACTGAAATAAATTCATTAAACTGATACTGGTTTTTAGTAGGATCTTCTGCTTGATGAACAGTTTGTGTTAAGAATCTTTGGAAGAACCTTCCTGCAGGATAAGTAGCAACAATTCTATAATCACTCAAATCATTAGACTCATTAGACACAAATTTAGGACTAATATCGTCAATATTAAGAACTCTATTTGTTTTGTTTAAAATAAAGTCAGAAAGTCGAGTATTTCTTAATTCTACAAATTTAGAGATATTACCTTGAGATTCAAAATCTCTTGCCATATCAAATGGGTATATTGAGTCAACTCTAAGAGGATCTCCAATAAAGTCAAGAACTAATCCACCAGCGTCTTCTGCTGGAATATTTGTTTCACCTGGATCACCCAATGCCATAACTTCAGTATTGGCAAAGTTTTTAAGTCCAGATGGATGAACTATATCATTAACAAAGGTAATTAAATCTTCATATGTCTTAGGACTGTCAATTGCATAAGACATATTTTGATAATAATCATTATCTGGCAATACTTGATTACCATCATTAATAATTCCAACATTATCCCTCCAACCAACTAATGTCTTAACAGAAGACGCTATATTAAAACTTCCTGCAAATTCCTTAATACCAACAATCCTACACTGAGAACCACTTAATTTACCTATCAATATATCATCAATTTCTAAAGGCTCAGCACCACTAACTATAATTTTAGCAGCATTAGAGTCAATAAAATCCAAAGCAACATCTGCGATAGGATTGTTATTTCGTTTAAATGGTTCATTTTCAATAAATCTTGATGATCCCTTAATAACTTCAAATTTAGCAATATAATCTTCTTGAGTCAATTGACCAAATCCATAAGCAACTGTTGCACCAGTACCAGGATTAGTACTGATTCCATTTAAATCAAAAGTAACTTCTCTTGGGTTAACAGCATCATTGTAATCAGTAACTTCAATTGAAGCAAATTTATAATCTCCAGAGTTATATCCAGTACCACTTCCAGCATCTATTGCAACACCTTCAATTTGCATTTTATCACCAATCTTTATTGGTTCTTTAACATAACCTAAAACAGGAGTAGTAATTGTACAGGTTAATATTCCTGCAGCTGCTTGTACATTAAGGATACTAAGACCATTACTATTTCTAACAGGAGCAATACCGTAATCATTACCAGACAATCCAATTGGAGGTACTGAAATGGTTGCGCTAGTGACAGCAGAATCGCTTAATTCACAAGTAATAAGTCCATTATCTAAAATATCACCAGTTCCTTTATCAAATAAAACTAAAGCTGGTGCAGTGATGTAGAATTTACCACCATAAACAACATTAACTTCTTCAAGAGTCCCAAAATTATCAATATTGATAACTCTAGGAACAAAAGCATCTGGTTTAAGAGTGTTATCAGAAGGATATCCATAAACATCTTCTGGAACTGTCAAAGAGTCTAATTTATTAATTTTTAGTGATTCGGCAATTATTACACCATTCTCACCAGCATCTCCTATACTGGAAATACCAGGAAGTCTAGAATAGTTAAATCCAGGACTAGTTATTCTTGTTGATGCAATTCCACCAGTAGCATTGGCAGAACTTGTAGTATAACTAATATCCGCAATACCAGAATCATAATATAAAGATTCAGGTTTATCTTGTAGATTAAGATTGAAGGTAGTATCCCCAATACTAATAATTGAATAATTATCAGTATATAAACTATCAATATATTTTATTTCAGATCCATTAAATACAGTACCGTCAGCAGTAGATATACCAGAAGGAGTAAATAAACTATAATATATGATCTTAGGCGCAGTTTCAGAATATTTAACTTTTATTGTAGGATGGTATTCATTTGTATAAACTGGTAATGTTGATGCAACACCAACTGTTGACACAGTACTAACACCAACTATTTCAAATCCAAGACTTGTACCAGAACCAACAAATTCATTAAAGAAATTCTTGTCATAATAGAATTTTAAGTCACTTCCAACTAAAGTTGGGTCACTCATATCAAATATAAGATCATTATTTCTAAATGGTCTTAATTGTGGATTAATTGGATTAATAGTTTGTCCAGATCCACCTTGAGATGTTATATTAACAACATTTGGAGTTCCTGAAGTCTCTTTAAATGTATTTGCTAATTGAAGGGTATTTTCATCAATTGCAACAACATAATACTCTCTTTGAGTAATTCCATCTGGAAGATTTGTACCATAATATAAAATTTTATCACCTGTTACCAAATTATGCTGATATGAGGTAATTCTATTAGTTGTAGTGTTTATTCCAGTTTGATCAATACTAATTGGGTTAACAATTAGGTAATTATCAATAATTTTAACAGTTGCAAAGGTTGTTGTGCCAATACCAGTTGAAAGACCAGGTTTAACAATTAAATCGATCCTATCATCAGTTTTTAACTCATGATTTTCTGCAGTTTGAACTGTAGCAGTAATTTTTTGTACAGATCCAGTAACTTGCTTATCTGGGGTATATGTAAGTAAATAATCATAAGCATCTGTACCACCACTAACAAAATAGACATCATTAGATGTTTTTGTTGTTTTTATACCAATAGTATTTTCTGTTTTTCTTACAGCATAACATGGATCTGGTATATTAAAGGTATTTCCAATTCCGTCAGTTTTTAGACCTAAAGTAGCTCCACCAGCAGGAATAGTCAAACTTAAAGTATCATTAGTTCGTAAACCATGATTTTCTAAGTAAATACTTTGAGTTTTGATAGATCTAGTTTTAGTTTCCCCAAGATAATCATAATTCCTAGTTATAGTCTGTCCTGATGTAGTACCAAATCCTACTGTTTCTGTGGGGTTAAAATAAATCTTTTTAGATGGAGTAGACTCGAATTTATCAGTAATAATTGGTATTTCTATTTCATCAGCAAAAAATGTAACTCCCAATCCAGTTAAAGTAGTAGTTCCAGTTGCAACTGATCTACGAATCCTTAAAACATTATCATCTCCAAAAATATTCAATATACGAGCAGTTTCTGTTCCAATTCCAACGGTTGTTCCTATACCAGTTGTAGATGGAGTCATTGTAGCGAATCCAATCGTAGCACCTGCAGAAACTGTAGATGGAACAAATTGAACTTTAATATCGGTAACTAATCCAACAACAGTACTATCTAAAAGTTGAGTTGAGTAATTTAAACTACTAATAACATGAGAATCTGTTAATTTAGATACACTTGTGGACAATCCAGCAACTTGTACATAATCATCAAACTCTAATCCGTGTGATGGATCAAAATGACCAATAACACTTTGATTCTTCCATTCAAACACTACATCTTCATATAATTTGAATGTAGTGTCAATTTTATTAACTGTTTTGCCTTCTAAAAGACTTACAGAAGCATTTACACCAGTTCCACCAGTACCAGAGTTATCAAATCTAATAATTGAACCAGTAGTATATCCTGTACCTGGAGAAGCTATAATAAGATTTTCTACACCACCAATTTCAATACGATCAGGTAATGCTACATTAGGGATCTGTTTATATGGTTGATATACAAAATCATACGCAACACCATCACCAAACATATTGTAAGGGAAGGTATTTCTGATTAATTTGGAACTTTCAAAGCTAAAGTTGCTTTGTTTAATCTTTTTACCAGAAACTGTATTAACATCTATTGGGAATCCTCTATAAGTATTACCAATATAATATGGGAAAATTGGAGTATTTGTATTATCTACAGTAGCAAAATAAGCATATATTCCTTCTTCAAATTCAGGGGTTTTGCTAAATCTTCCATTATGCTCATCTAAATCTCCACTGGCATTATAAACATAATCCTCTATAAAGAAACCAGCTTCATAATCAGAAAGAGATGGTCTATTTTCGACTTGAGTTGTATCAAGAACATATGAAGACTTTAATCTTGTAGATCCTGACTGAATATTATCTGGATCTGATAAACCATAAGGACCATAGATTGGTATACCATCATATGCCCATCCAATTATAGGAGAATGTCCACTACCATCATCACCAAGATAATTTCTAATAGTTTCTCCATAACCAACAGATTCAATTGCTAATCCACCTTCAACTGGAGTAAGATAGTCTCCATTTACAGTACCAGTAGTATTAAACTTATTAGCAACTAATGATCTTACCCTAGTAGAGAATGTTGCAGCATCACCTGGTGCTTTAACAGAAACAACTGTAGTAGTTGCAGCATATCCAACACCTTGAGATAATACAATAACATCGGAAATAGCACCACCATTCATAACAGCACGAATTTTAGCACCAAAGGCACTACCAACACCAGTAACTGTTATATCTGGAGGTCCATCATAATTTGATCCACTACTCTGTACAAAAGCATCAATAATTCTACCATTAACAATAGTTATTCCTATTTGACCAAAATCGCCATAATTGATATCAACTGCAGGTGCTTTTTCAAAGTTTATAATATTTGATCCATAATCTTTACCCTTATCATACAAAATAGCTTCTGTAACTTCACCACGAACAACTGGAGTAGCATTTAAAGTAACTGGTGTATCTGAATCTGTAATAACATTAACATCAACAGTTACAGGTGGATAGAAGAAATCTTGATATCCAACTCCATGTGAAGTAAATCTCACATATTCTTTATTATTATAATTTGTCTTATCTGGAGTTCTAGTAGTAGCAATACCAGAATAGCAGAGTCTGAATTTATCCTCATCAAGATTTAATACCTGATACTGACTATTAGTGCTTAAACCAGTAATAGCAGTAGCTCCTGGAGTAGTTGATATGCCGTAATGAACTACTTCACCATCTTTAAATCCATGATTAGGAAATTCAACAAAATCTCTAAAAGTACTAACACCAGTTGGTGCTATAGAAAGTCTCTTATTTGTATATCCACTTCCACCATCAAGTATACTAACTCTCGAAATTCTTCTCTTAGTATTATAATCTCTGAATTGATGGATACCAGTATTTAAATTTGCTGCTGTTGTACCGAATCCAACAGTATTAACTCCAGCAATAGCATCAGCTTTTGACCTATAAAGTTTAAATATGGTTGCGCTACTAACTCCAACATAATAAGATTGCCCCTCAACTAAACTAGTATCAATACCAACTGGTGCAATAGTTGTAAGTCCAACAACAGGATTATTATTGGAAGAATAAATTACCCTATCCCCATCTTTATAATAATGGGGTTTATTCATTATAAATCGACCATTGCCTTCATCAGCATGTTCGATATTACCACCATTATAGAAAGATTTTGCATTAAATGTAAACTGTCTATATGCTAACTCTGTTACACCTTGCGCTTTTGCTCCATAACCATTTCCACCATGTACATCAACAGAAACTACTTTTTTAATTTCAAAATCAACAGGATCAATTAAAACCCCAGTAACAGTACCACCAATTGCTAATCTACCATAAGCAGTATTAATTCCAGTAGAACTATTTTCTATGCTGATTGAAGGTGGGTTAAGAACATCATATCCAGTACCAGCATTAACAAGATCAAGTGCTTTTAAAGGTCCATAGTAAATATATCTGTCAGACTTATAATTGGTGATTTCTACACCATTTATAAGCATACCAGTATTACCATCCAGTGTTACTTCAGAAGTTGTCTGTTGCGCCTTTCCTCTAGTTAAATCCTGACTTAAAATGAATCTTTTAAGTGTTCTACCTGGGAAAATGGATTTTCTTGCTTGTTCTACTTTAACAAAATCATGAATTCCAGTTGTTAAGTCTGGAGGTGCAAATTTTATAGAAATTCCTGATGGAATAAAGGATCTGGAAGGATATAACTTAATTTTGTTCTTTTGAGATAATACTTCAACAAAATAAGAGGCTGCATCTAATCCACCAATAGCAACAGTGTTTCCAACAGGCACATAAGCAATTTGCTCACCAGTTCTGAAAGGAACATCTTGTGGGAACGAAATTATGGTATATTTGTTAGATAAAGTATCATATCCACCCCATGATCCACCAGATACAGTAGGATTGACTAAAGTAGCATGAATTTTATCAGTATCGATAGGATATGTGGGAATAGAGTTAGAAGCTACAAATCCTTCTTGCTCATTACTTTCTGAGTTCTTTTTATCTAAAACATAGGTATTAGAAACATCACCTAAGAGTTGATTTTGTCCACCTATGATTGGAACAATTGTACTTGTTGCTTTTACCTGAATTCTTCTTACATCATACTCATATCCAGGAGTAGTTGTGAAAACACCAGATATACTAATCGAATTATTAGTTTTATTGACATAAGTTACTGTTAATGGTGATGCAGCGACTGTTTCAGTGTTTCTAACAAGCAAATCAATCTTATCACCCACCCTTAGACTAGCTTTATCAATATTACCTGCTAAAGTAAATGTAGATCCTGTTAAATCTGCAATTCGGTATCTAGCACTAGTATTGTAAATCCAAGAATTGAAGAAAATCTGTTCAAATGTCTTGGATGTCAATGGATTGGTTACAAATCTTCCAAGGTTCTTAACATTAACCCTTGAAGACATTGATAATCCATATAAATCCTGAAGAGTATCAAATTCACTCAAAACACCAGTTATTTTCATATTAACTGGTTTTTCTAAATTATTTTCCTCATATCCATAAACAAAAGTTGGTGTAAAGATATTTTTAGTGGATGCAATATCTTTTGTTGTCGTAGTTACACCAATAAACTGGTTTATAGTCTTTTCAGTGTAATCCAAACGCATATAATCATCATCTGTATCTACTCCAACCTCAATAACACCAGTTTGACCGAATCCAACAGTAGAGTCAACTGTAATAACTGTTGCACCAAGACCAACCTTACCAACTGCTTGAGTTCTTCCTGGAACAACAAATGTACCCTGTATTAAGTCTCTATCATCATATCCAATAAAGACAGAAATACGATAATAGTCATCTCTAATCTGAACAACTTCAGAAATAGGTCCACTAGCAGCATTTACTAAAGGATTACCTTCTTCATTGTCTTGAAACAGAGTTTGACCAACTAATTTATTAGCATCACCAGAAATTACCTGTACTGCAAAAGACTCTCTTCTCAAATAGTTGGCATAAGAGGGTTTTATGAGGTATTTTTCAAGATCATTGATTTTTGGTTCTAAACCAAACAGTGCTTTAAATAAAATCTTGAAAGATTCGTCAGTACCCTTAGATTCGTATAAACTTCTTGCTTCTTTTACGAAATTATTAACATCTAACTCAGGACTTAATTGTACACCCTCTAAACCAGGTGTATACTGCGCTTTTAACTTATCATAAAACTCATGAAGGAATAATGCACTTAAATTTTGTACCGCAGACCCTGTAAGATGGGAAGAAGCTGCAGTTTGTGTCCATTGCAAATTCTCAGTATCATTAAGTGCATGATATGTCTCAATTCCACAAAAACCCCTTACACACCCAGTAAAGCTATTGGTTGTTACTCCCGTATAGGTAATAATTTCACTATCAATCTTTAAAAGACCCCATTCTTGTGGAAATCCCTTAGTAGTACCATCAACTACAATTTCATCATCAGTAATACCAATGCTAGAAGCAATTGCTACTGATCCAGATATAACATCCTTAGTTAAATTGTCAATTCTAATATATTTGTCAATATTTTCAGCAAGATCTACAGGACCACCTTGATATTCTTGCGAAACATAATATTGCTTCAAAAAATCCTCAAAAAGAGGGTTTTCTGCAAGAGTAAACTCTGGAGCCTGCTCACCAACAATTTGGTATGTCTTAACTCTGGAGGATAAGGGGCTATAGGTTTCTATCATCCTTTTTTATGACCTAATGATGGTTCCGTTAGAGTAACTAGAGGTGACTTTATATCCAATTCCAGATATTTGTTGTCCAGAAGATATTGTGTCTCTCACGATATTTATCTTAGTATTTGACATGTCTAATTGGAGGTAAATATCCTTCAATCCTATAATATCATTGGATTCTGGATATGCTTGAATTTCAACAACACCTGATGCACGAGAAGTACCCGTTATATTGATGGTATTGATCATAATTTCACCTTTTACATAATCCACAGTTCCTGCAGAAGGTAAAACAACAGGTGGAGCATCATCAGAGAGTTCAGTTAATTGAACTACAGCAATATCACCCGTTTTTAAGTCGTCATGTGGCAAATCAGTGAAATATAAAGTATTTGGATTACCAGCAATGGTAAATCCAGTACTTTTTATGTTTTTGCCTTTAGGATTGGCATGAAATGCATTACCAAAGCATAATTCGTACTGAGTAAAGGCATTAAAAACTGGTTTTAAGTCTCTTCTTATTGTCAACCTAGTAATATTCGATGTAATTGCATTATTTGTGCCATCAATTGCTTTTAAAGCATCAGAATACTTAAATCTACCACCAAATGCGTTTAAATTAGTGGATTTTCCGTAATCTGTTAGTGAATTGGTAACTTGAGTCTTAAGACCATCAATATCACTGTAAATATTGGAATTAAAATAGACAGAAGTGTCTAATTCTACGAAAAGTATCTTTAAATCGACTATTCTTTGGTTAATTCCAGCAATAGAATACCTTTTTAATCTATCTAAGATCTGTACTTTAGTAAAGTCGGACAAATAAGTGGAATTTCGAGGTTTTACACTTAATACAACAGTACCATATTCAGGTGGATCCAATTCTTCACCACCAATTACCGAAACTGACTCTGCATCAGGGAAAACACTCTGTATAATCCCCTCATAATCCTTTGCTGTAACCGCCCTGTACTGCGATGAATAGACTCTAGGTGCAATATACTTAATAGAGTCTATTTCTTCGATATCACCGCCTCCTTTAGCGGTTTGAATCGTTGTTAGAACAGGAGTTGCTGCTGCTGAAAGAGGATTTCCAGCATCATCTACTGCATCTGCACTAAATGAGAACTTTTTACCATCATTTCCTGCTTTTCCATCAGTAATAATATAGCTAACTTCAACAACATCTCCATTTTCTAATTTTTTACCAAATAATCCATCCCCAAATAGCAATTCATACTTCTCATCTTTGATTTCTTGGATAAGATAGATGTTTGACTTCTCATTTATACCTGTAATATTATCAACTACAGAATATTCAAGTCCAGAAGACGCTCCAGACTTCCTAACAAACACTCTAATTGATGCAGTATCGATAAATGAGTTGTCTAATATAAATCTTTGGTCTAAACTAGCATTTACAATGAAATTTTTCTTTAAAAGTGTACCCTGATATATCGTAAGATTCCTAAATTGAGCAGTTCTTGGTGGATTTACGGTAATATTACTTCCAGCATCTACTGGACTGCTAACAGTTATGTCTTCTGGGATAGAAAATGTGAAAGAAGTGTTATTTTGAACTCCAACTGCGACTAATCCTTTCTTTAATGTGACGCTATTACTGTTTCCGTTGAATTTATAGTCAAAATTTATGATTGCTTCCGAAGATTTACGAGATCTAGGTACATATCCGATGTTTCTTGCCAATGAAACCACATTTTCTCTCAAAGTTGCCGAATCCAAGAAGGATTCATTAACAACCATGTTGCTATTAAATGCCGAAATATAGGTATTATACGCTAAAATATCGATTAAAATCGACATATTTGATCCTTCAAAGTCAAAATCAGTAAAATTACTGTTTGCTCTGAGGTAAGACTTGATTTGACCCTTAATTTGATCAAAATCTAAGTTTGTAAACTTGGTTACTGGCATTTTTTTACCTAGTTCCTTCTAAAAGAAATGCAAAATTTTGTACAGGGAGGTCTTCACCTACAATTTTATAAGAAATATTCATTTCAAAGGAGTTATTTAAGTCTGGTCTAGGGTTTGCAGTAATTTCAGTTTCAGTTACCCTAGGTTCATACATCTCTATAACACTTTTAACCTTCCTTGCAAGCACTCCACCTGTGACTTCATCACAGAAATCGAATAATAAATCACCTACATCCGACCCTATGTCACTATAAAACCTTTCCTGATTTCCAGTTTGGACTAAATTCCTAATAGAACGCATAATAGCCCTCTCATTTTTCAACACATTTAGATCTCCTGTGACAGGATTTGGTTGAAAATCAAGGGTTATGTCTTTATATGCTCTAGATTTAGTCGCCATTGGCGAATTATAATAGATGTCAGGGTTATTTATACCCTATTTTCTCAATTCCAGCGTGTAACTGTTAATTCTATACTATTATCATCCATTTCCCACTCTTCTGCGACCTGCCAACCCTCTTCTTTTACTGTATTATGGATGGTCATTCTTGCATATTGTTGTCTAACTTTCTCAATAAACCTCTCTGGAGGGAATGGTTGACTCCAAGTCTGTAAATCAGCAACCAGTTCATATTCCTTTCCATTCCAACGGAAGCCAATTTCATTATCAATAGAAATATCCACTTGCCATTTTTTATGTTCATGGTCAAGTGGATTTTCTAACTCGACATCTTCTACTACATTATACTGTAGTAACTCTAATGCTTCGAGTAAAGCAGGTTTTTTTGTAATCTTAGTCTTTATCGTACTGAAATGTGACATTAACAACCTTCTGAATCGTGCGTAAATTCCTCAACATATTCTTGAAAATCTAACTCCTGATAAAAAGAAGGAAGAAAATCTCTATTCACAACATTACCAAGCTGCTCTTCTACTCCCTCAGTTGCCTTTAAACATTGCTTACCAGTTGCACCGATAACCTCTTCGGTTACAGTACCATCTTGTTTAATAGTGTACTTAACCGTTTCCTGTTTTGACATAACTAAAAAAGCGAGTGTGTGTTATTTAGAAGGTTTTTTTCTATGATAGATTTCAACAATCATTACAAAGACTATTATAATGAATACGATGATATCATCAATCACGGTTTACCAGTTCTTACTTGTGTCTCTAGTATAGCCTCTTTAATAACAGTTTTCAACTGTCTTAACTTCTTCTTACCAATACCTGCCCTAGTATCAATCTTTACCTTTAACCAGTATAAGAATGTAAGTACAAGTATAAATTGAATCCCTTCTGCCCAAGACATATTCCATGCCTCATTGAGATCGAGACTCGCCGCCGCCAGGAGATTAATCATTTTCTTCCTTGTCCTCTATAAGGTTTACGAGCCGAGTTACGGGCGGTAGCAGCATGTTTAGTATGCTTACTGTTACCTTGCCTAGTCTTCTTTGGTCTCGTTTGAATGTTCGTCCCCGTGGGACTCGTGTACATTTTCGCCATTGTAAGTTGAATGTGTAATAAGATCAGGTGATGGATATCCAGTATCATAATAACACTGAGATAATTCCATCATTTTCTCTAGGAAAGCCTCCTCAGAGAGACCTGTATAGATCTCTCCTCCTTCGATGGTTATATTATATAACTCGTTGCTTTTCATGCCCCACACGGATACGAGGGTCACACCAGATCTCAAATCCAGCATCGAGAGCATCTAGACAGAATGAGACATCCTCTCCACACATGTCTTGTACCTCTCCAGATTCAAAGACTTGCATCTTAGGTGCGAACCAAGGATACTTCATCTTATCATGTTCCCATACACCATGCTTGATAAGAACCCATCCAAATCCTGTGTAATCGACAGTAAATGGTTTCTTACGCTTAGACATAGTTTCACCAGTCTCATGATTCATAACCCCTCCGTTATTACGGAAGTTATCTTCATCAAGCCAGTGAGCAACAGAAGTAGTTTGACCATCTTCCGTCATATACCAACCTGCAGCAATGTTCTTCTCCATAAGAACAAGTTGTAGGAACTTAGGTGTGTTGAATACAATATCACTATCAATCCATAACTGATAGTCATACTTAAGTTTGCCATCCCAAGGAATCTGGTCTGGACCTCTTAAGACATTAGCACCAAGACACTTACATCTGGCAAAGTTTACCATAGATGAATAGTCTTGACTAATCTGTATACTTACTCCATGCTGCACTAAGTCAAATGCAAGTTGCACGAAGTTCTTCAAGAAGACATATGAACAACCACGACCAGGCATACAGAAGACAACGGACTTGCCCTTTAGTAATTCCCATGCCCTATCATAATCCCATTCTTCCTCTTGCTTCTTAGGCGGGTTTTTCGCCTTAACAGTAAATCCTTTAGCCATAATGTTTTAAAACACTTCGTTATTATAACAGATTATATATGCACAGTCAATATGAAGCATCTGCCATATCATCTTGTTCTACTTTAACTATAGTGAGTTCATCATAATTATTAACCCTCTCTCTAATCTTTTTGATCAATTGCTCTTCATCCAGATTAATTAAATCCCCTACAGGTGTATTATGGTTGTCGTATACATGGAAAGTTGTGTTCATTCTTCTTCAATGTAAAGTCCGTCATCTGTGAGGTTTATAGTAACCTCGGTGTCCTCATACCAATCGAGTTCATTGACAAATCTTTCTGGAACTGCTATAATGTACTCATCAGTTACATTATCGACCCTTATGGGAGTTTTGAATTTATTAAATTTTTTCACATTATTGTGGACTGACCTATGATTTTATATATCAGAAATTTTTTTTCTAGACAGATATCGAAAGGTCGAATTGGGTCGTTTATAGCTTACAAAGGTTCCTTCGTTTTAAACACCGCATCGCAACACCCCACGATAACACATAAGAACAAAAACACTGCCGAATTGTTGACACTTACTGTGTGTTACAGTTAGTATAACATAAGACTGCCAATTACATAATGCTCAGTGATACTCAGAGTGTCATGATTACCTCATAGTTGTGTATACATTGTATTATAACATGATACTCACAGACTGTCAACAACTGTGCAGGTCTTATGTTATAACAACTGCATGAGGATTTAATGGACTGTGTGTTACAAACTGTGTGTCCCCTACTTGACATTCTGCGATCCTCATGTTACGCTCGCTTTACTAACATCATAATCACGCAATTAGACCCCTTAGAGTATCATTTAGTGACCACACAGTTAATGATACATAACACGCATACTTGTTTATTTAAGTATTTAAAAGAAATGCGTACTTTTCCACAAAAGTGTTAATAACTGTGGAAAACACTTGTTGTTACATAGTGGTGCAATCTCTCAAACTCATTGTGTATCAAGGGGTCTATACTTTTGCGCCTTATATCCACTTAGTAGAGAATCTTCTGTGGAATTGTTGTTACTAATCAACTCACAATCTTTGAACTGGTGAGGATAAACTAGCATAGCAACTTTACAGGTTGGATATAAAGAATGTTTGCAATGTGAGGGTTGTTCACTAACACAAAAGGTGATGTAAGTATCACCAACAAATTGTACATCACCCACGATATTATCATACTTAATTGTTACTCCTACTTTGAAGTCTGCTTCCTGCATGATACTAACTGGTGTAGTGTTGTTTGTAATAAATCGTCTACATGTTCAGGAAGTTTGTTATCTTTTCCATTCCAAACTTGCTGATAGTTTAATACTAATGCGTGTAAGAATGACAGTTGATTGTGTGATAAATCCACTGAGTATTGTGTAGGTTTAGTTGTCATTTAAGCACCCTTATTGTTATTAGATTGTTTATAATCTAGGGGCGAAATCGGGCGTGACTCGTTGTTACTCACATTTTGCATTAATTGTTCTGGGAATAACTTAAAATACTCGACAATCGCATCATAGTTAGTGATAACAACTGGTTGAGGATTAGTGTTCATAGTTGTTAATTAAAAGGGGTGAATAGTGTGTGCTTGAGTAATAACAAAAGGGGGAAAATGATCCCCCTATTATTAACACTCCTCCAGTGAAATTAACTCAAAGTCAATAACATTTAGATCTTCACCTATAATGTTAATTAGTGAGCGTAATTGCTTTTCTCCATTACTATAAATGTTGAAATGTGCAATGTAGTCATTAACACTAACTAGGTCTACGATTACATCATCTTGTTGATATTTAGAGATGAAATCTAAGAGCAATGTGTTACTAACTGATGCAAAAGCTATTTCACATTTAGCGACATATCCTTCAAAGAAGTTTATATCTTTTGACAGTTTTTCAACTGTTAGAGAAGATTTACGAGGCATTAATTACTCTCCTACGAGTTCATTAAGACGGGCAATTACATCATTTCCGTTAACACAATCTTCAAAGAACTCTTCAAGGTCAATGTTAACAAAAGGAACAGATTGTAGAGACATTGTAGTAAAATAAGGTACAAAAATACCCCTAGTATGTTTATAGTCCCCTAGAGGTGATTAGAGGGACTATGTTTCAACAAATCAGATGATTTGACCTTGACAAAGTATCATTCCATCCCAAAAATCAACGGTTTCGTTAATAGTGGAGAGATACCAATCAAAGTTCTTTTGAAACACTTTGCAACCATATTTGAACTCACTAAGTAATGCATTTAGTCTTGATTTTGTCGTTACTGTTTGATAACCACAAGATGACAATTTGAGTGCATTAGTGTGATGATCTAGCGTTGCAATGTTATGACCATGTAGTAAGACTTGTGAGCAATTTGTTAACTCATTATACTGAACTGTGGTGTTGCTACCTGCCCAGTTTGCCTTTCTTAGAAGTGCTGAGTTCATTTGCTTTTCAAGTTTTCTCATAGGGTTCAAAAATGCTTTGTTTGCTTGACTCTTTAATTATACACGATTTAGGGGGCGTGTATACCACTTGTGGGACACTTTGTTGACTGGTACACCTTAAATAACATTTAGTGTGTACACAGTTTATAATAGCTATTGGCACATATCTTCAAAGCGTTGATATGCAATAACCTCGCATTGTTCCTCACTAAATTGAGGATATTCTTCGCATACTTCTTCAAACAAAGTTTCAAGAATTGACTCGTGATGTAATACTGACATAATTAAATTGCCTCAAATTGGTTAACAACAATGT